CTCTTACCATGAGTGGGACCGCTACAGGGGGGGTGGGGGCAACGGGAGGAGTCGGGGTAATTATTGGCGCGGCCATAACCACAACTATCCCTATAGCAATCGGGGGATCTGGAGCGGGGGCGAACGGGGTGCAGGTATCGGCAATTGCCGCCATTGTCACTATCGGGTCCGCTACAGGTGGGTCAGTTATGGGGGCGTTGGGCGTTTTTGCCTCCAGTGGCACCATCATCGTGAATAGCACCGCTCTCACGGGTGTTGGGTATCCCGTGGGCGCCCTCCAAGGCACTGTTAAAACGGCGGCTGGTGTGAAACTCGCTTTCTCGGATACCGCCGGGGCTCTGAAGACCTACTATGATTCTTCCTTACTGCCCGCTACGACGGACGTGCGATTAAATACCTCCTACGGCGGTGGCGATTTCGTAGGGTCGATGGCCAGTGGTAAGGGTTTCGTCTATGGAGGCTAATTCGTGCGCCTACAGATCAACGGGAAACCCTGGACGGTCAAGGACACGGATGATCTCCCGAAGCAGGAGTTTGGCGAGTGCATCTGGTCCGAACGGCTCATCCAGATCCGCACACACCAGGACGAACAAGAGCGGCTCGACACGCTGATCCATGAACTGCTTCACGCGTGCCAGCCGGGTTGGAATGAACAGAATGTAGCGCGAGTTGCGCTGGTCCTGCGAAATGGACTTTGGGGTGATTCTTGGCGAAGGAAGAAAAAAGATCGTTAAAGGTGCCCACCGGGGCAATCCTCTCGAAGTACCTACGGGCTCTGGCCCTGGAAGTCGAGACGATGGACGCCGAGGGCGATCCCGTCACCAAGGCTGCGGCCCTGGCGGCGCTTGTTTGGAAACACGCTCTAGGATTCGAGGAGTTCGTGAACCCAGACAAGCCGGATGTGAAACGCGTGGTGCCCCCCGCGGTCTGGGCTATCGACCTGCTCTACAATCGCATCGAGGGCAAGATCCCACTGGCCGTCGTCGAGGATCAGGGCCGGTCGCTGACCGAGAAGGTTTCGGATTTGGGCAAGGCCCGGATCAACTCGCTCGCCAAGGCGTCGGCCCCTGACGCCCCCGAGGAGGAATCTGAGTGAGTCTAGTCGCTCAGAAGCCTGAACTCTCGGCACCCTTCCCCGACGTACCCGCGCTCTGGACCGATCCGGTCACAGAGCTCAAGGTGCCCAAGCGCATCCAGGAGAACCTGGAGTGGCGAGCGAGACTCCTCCGAGACGCCGATGCCGACCCGGCCTTCCAGAACGACCTCTGGGCCGCATGTCGAGACTCGCTTCTCTTCTGGGTGAACGCCTTTGTGTTCACTTTCAAGATCCGTGAGGTTGATGAGACCGGCCAGCAGCGTCAGGCCGAGGGAGTTCACGCACCCTACGTCACATGGGAGATCCAAGACCGGCACCTGCTGGAGATAGAGAAGGCGATCAATGAAGGCTACGACCTTCTTACGGACAAGTCGCGAGAGATGGGAGCATCGTGGGATCATATTCTCGTCTTTGAGCATCAATTTCTTTTCAAGCCTGACAGTATCTTTCTGGAGATCTCGCGAACCGAAGAGTACGTCGATAGGAGTGACAATCCGAAATCACTCTTCTGGAAGCATCGTTATATTCGGAAGTGGCTACCGGCCTGGCTGGTCCCGGCCATTTCAGACATCACGATGCACTTTTCCAATCTTGCCAATGGGTCGAAGATCGACGGCGAATCCGCCAATTCAAACGCTGCATCTGGCGACCGTCGTCGGGCGGTCCTTCTGGATGAGTTTGCCAAAGTGGAACAGGGCACAAAAATGCGATGGGCCACGTCTGACGTGACCGCCTGCCGTCTGCCCAACTCCACGCCCGCGGGTCCGGGCACCGAGTATAGCAAGTGGGCCAAGAGCGGGCAGATAAAAGTCTTTCAGATGCCGTGGTGGGAGCACCCCGAGAAGGGACGAGGCCGTTATGCCGTGCAGGACGAGACTACGAAGACTTGGAAGATACGATCTCCCTGGTACGACAAGGAAGGCGAGCGACGTTCTCCCCAGGAGATTGCTCAAGAAATCGACATGGACCACATCGGCTCTGGTGCCACTTTTTTCGACGCGCATCCTATTGAACAGCACCGCGCTCTCTTTGCCCGCCCCGCGACGTTTACACGAGGGTTTGATTTCCTGAAGGGCATCTCCCAGGACGCCATGCCCGGCATCATCCAGCGGCGGCAGTTGAATCAGATCAACATTGCGAAGGCAGGCTCGTGGCGATTCTGGCTCCCCCCGATAGGAGGGCGACCCGATCAAACGAAAAACTACATCTTCGGCGTCGATATCTCCAAGGGTCAGGGTGCTTCAAATTCTGTGGTGTCTGTTCTCTGCGCGGAGACGCGCGAGAAGATCTGCGAGTTTGCTGACGCGAACGTGCCTCCGTATGATCTCGCTCGGGTTGTGGCTGCTGCTGCTCTGTGGTTTGGCGGGGTTAGTTGCGCTGGTCGTCCACTAGTTATCTGGGAAGCTAATGGACCAGGGTGGGACTTTGGCCGCGTGCTCGTGAAGACTCTCCAGTACCCCAACTACTACGTTGACAAGGCCGCAGGCACGATTCGCGAGAAGACTGGCAATCGGTACGGCTGGCACAGTAGCAAGGAGAAGAAAGAACAGACCCTCGGCATCCTGCGCCGGTCCTACGCGCAGGGCGGCGTCGTCAACCATTCCGCGGAGGCGTTGGACGAAGCCCTTACCTATGTCTACTACGACGACGGGGGGCTCGGCCCGGCTGAGTTCGTGAAGGAATCAGAGTCGGCTCGGCTGACCCACGGTGATAGGGTGATCGCCGACATGCTGATGATGCTCGGGGTCGAGGATGTGCCCGCGGGTAGGACTGGCGATCCCATGCCCCCCGGTCGGTCTATCGGTTATCGGCGAAGAATGGCCCTTGCGAAAAACCGCAAGGGTGTGGTAGGATGGGGTGCTAAGGTAGACTTTAGCTCCGGTAGGCCGGAGATTCTGGCAGGTAAGAATGCCCGTTAAAGAAGTCACAATCAAGAAAATGTACCGGGCGGTTCAACTTGGTGAGGAACGTCTGCGCAATTTCCGGTCGTCCCGTCTTCTCTTCCTGCGTGAGTACGCGGGTCAATATTACGACAGGGATCACGCCACGATTGGCAACGAGCCGCTGAACATGATCTTCTCGGCGATTGCCACGCTCGTTCCGAATCTCGTCACCAACTTTCCCAAGACCCTCGTGACGAGCAAGTTCCTGATGTATCGCGGCTATGCGGAACTCCTGGGCCTGGGGCTGGACTATCTCGCTAAGGAGATTGACCTGCGCTCTGAGTTGCGCCGGTGGATCGTTGACTCGCTGTTCTGCATGGGGGTCATGAAGACCGGCATCGCCACGAGCAACAACCTTGTGGCGTTCTCTGACGACAGCCGAATCGACCCCGGCCAGCCTTACGCGACCGTGGTGGACTTCGACGACTATATTCTCGATCCCGCGGCGCGGAGACTTGAGGAAGCATCCTTCGTAGGCAACCGAGTACGCGTGCCAAGGCAAATGCTTCTTGACTCGGGGTTATATAAAAACGACCTCATAGAGAGGTTACAGCCCGCAGGGCAAGACCCCTACCAACGCCGCGAGGTCGAGACTATTTCTCAGCACGAGACGACCCCGGCTCAGGTGGTCGATCTCCAAGACCTCGTGGACGTTCGGGAAATCTGGGTACCCGCGGCAAAGGCCGTCGTGACTCTGCCGTGCGGGCAGGCCGTCTACGACGACTACCTCCGGGTGGACGACTACGACGGGCCGGATGAGGGGCCGTATACTTACCTCGCCCTGACGCCGCCCCTGCCGAATAACCCCCTACCCATCGCGCCGGTCGGTATCTGGTATGATCTCCACGTCGCCGCGAACAAGATGGCGAAGAAGATCATGGAGCAGGCCGAGCGGCAGAAGGACATCCTGGGCTATAAGCCCTCGGCGGCAGACGATGCCCAGGAGATCGTGGACGCGGGCGATGGCGAGGCTATCGGCATCCAAGACCCCGACGCCGCAAAGGTCTACTCCTTCGGCGGTCAGCAACAGTCGAACGAGTCCCATCTGGCCCAACTGTCCTATTGGTTCAACCTCGCCTCAGGCAACGTGGATCAGTTAGGCGGCGTGCGGTCTAATGCCAACACCGCGACCCAGGCCAATATCCTCCAGGGCAACGCCTCGGTGCGGATCGAGGACATGCGAGACATCGTGTACCTGGGTACGAAGAACATCCAACGGAAACTGGCGTGGTACTTGCACAGCGATCCGCTGATTTCTCTGCCCCTCATCAAGCGCACCCCGATCCCGGCCCAAACGGTGATGAGCCCGATGGGTCCGATCATCGTGCCGCCGAAGATGCTAGAGCAGCAGGCGATTCTGAACCCCGACGTGCGCCAAGGCGAGTTCCTCGACTTCCACTTCGAGATCGAGGA